CTATCCTCCGAGCTTTTCGCACCAGTTGATACGACGGCCGCAGCGCCTTCCGCAAACGTATGGGACGGCGAGGCCCTGGCGAACCATGATGGAGGCGACATCCTCGCCGTGGAAATAGACGCGCGCCAGGCTGCGGCGGTATTTGTCGCGCTGGCCGGTACGCTCGATCGTGACGCCGCCGGCGACCATGGACCGCATATAGTTCGTCGCCCGCTGACCGAGTTTCAGTTCGGCCGGGCAGTGGGCTTGATATGTCTCGGGCGCGTCAAGGCCGATGATGCGAATGCGCTCGTCATTCACCGCCAACGTGTCGCCGTCTATCGCGATGACGAGATCGCCGGCAGCAGCCGGCCGGAGAAGCCACACCGTGAACACCGCCCACAGCAGCAGGACAATGATCCCGATCAGGTAGATGGGCGTTCGGGAACTGCGGTGGTCAGGCGGCATCCCGCCTCACCCCTTCCCTGTAAGAGCTGCACGGCCGGCGGGCGGTTCTGGCAACGGCATCCAGTGGGTTGGCTCTACACAAGAGAGGCAACCATCCTGACTGGCCCAGCCCATTTCCGATTGATCGTTGTCGACGTAGTCCCAGCGGGCGACGTCATACCAGGGGGCCGGCTCTCCGTTATACAGAGTTCCGGGCTTAAAGATCAGGATCGTTGTCCTGTCCTTCGGCGCGGTTTCGATCGGCTGCCAGCCAGCGCCTGTGCTATCCTTCATGGCTATGCCTCGCCTCTGGTTTGATGACGTTCGGATATGGATCGGTGGCGCTACGGAGCTGACGGTGAATTCCGTGCAGCAAGCCGCAAGGGTGCTCTACGAGGAATGGCCGGAGGAATTCTTCGGATCCGCTCTGCACCGCAATGCGGCGCTGGCCTGTATCGCTGCGGTCGATGGGCGCGGGACAGCTGAGGAAGCCCGTGACGCCTTCGTCGCTGCCGCCTGTGAGGCGGGGATGCTGGAGGAGTGAGGTCATTGGGCTTCCGAGTGCACAAGGCGCGGCTCATCCAGATCCGGGGCCGGGGCCGGGGCGAGATGCACCATCTTGTCGAGACGCGTTCGGTACGCATCCTTCGATAGGCGCGGGCGACACCAGCGAAGCGCCTTCTCAAGCTCATCGATGCGGTCGGCGGCTTCCTTGTGAAGAGCGTCAAGATCATCGGACGATCGGAGATGCTGAAATGCGCCCTCGAAATTCGGATCGCGCAGACGACTGACCAGCGTCTTGCTATTCGGCATGTTGGCCTCCGCGGGCGCGCGGCTGGTCGACCTTGCAGCGCATCCAAAGGTTCTTGAGAGCGCTGTAGGATGCGGCGTCTAGAGCAATGGTCTCGGCCCAGCTACCGTTTCGATCGACCAGCACGTCTGCAAAATGGTTTTCGATATGGCCGCCAACCTCTACCCGTCCGGCCAGCGCCGCCCGGCGAAGCACCGTGTCAACGCCATCGCGCCCTTGATCGAAGTAGACAGCTTCGCAGCGGATCAGGTCTTCGCGACCGTGCCTATAAAGACGAAGGCCGATGGCTTCTGCTGGCAATGCGCCCTTGTAGCTCATGACTGGCCTCCGCGGGCGAGGATGGCGGCGGATATGAAGTCACCCACCTGGGCCGCCTGATGGGCCGTGAGGTCAAACAGCGGGTTGTCGGCTGCCTCTCGTGCTATCCGGGCGCACGCCTCGCGCTCTTCCGCCAACGCCTTCTCAGCAGCTTCGGCGCGGCTACGCTGGCGCTCGGTTTCCGTCTCAGCCTGCCTGCGGGACAGGCGTTCCGCATCGTGAGCTTTCAGGAGCACAGCTCGCTCGTGATCAGCCAGAGTGGCGTCGGCCGCCGGCTCGGGCTGCGGGGCGACGGGCGGGAGAAGATAGAGCCCTCGCTCTTCATGTTCCCACTGTGGCGAACTCCAGTTCTTCGGGATCCTGCCGTCGCGCCAGCTACTCCAAAGTACGCCTTTCCCCTTGAGCCGGCTGCGATGCTGCCAAATATCGGGCTCGGGCTCGGGTTCGGGCTGCGGGGCGGGAGGGGCGGCGTAGAGCTTCGTGCCGTCCGGCCAATCCCACCTCAGTCCGGCTTTTGTCCAACACAAACGGGTGCCGTTCTGGTAAACTTCAGCCACCGGCACCCCGACCGCATCCGTCTTATCGGCTGGCAGGGCGGCGATATAGGCGGCGATCTTACGGCACGTCGCGGCATTGGTGACGTTCGCCCAGTGCGCCCGGTCCTCACCATTAGTGGGCAGGCTCTCAAAATGAGCCGCCGCCTCGTCGAGGAATGCAGTGAACCGCGCCCGCTCATCGAGCGCCGGCAACCCCTCGGGTATGTGCGTCATGGGCGTGTCGCTCATTCGTCTTCCCCGTCGATGCTCGCCCAGCCGTCATTCCATGCGCAAAAGGCGTCGAAATCGGTATCCGGGTCATATGGATTGGCGTCTTCAGGCTGTCCGTCTCCCCGGCCCCTGCGGCAAGCCCGCGCTCGGCGAGGGTGACGGAATGGCCTTGTTTCTTGGATGTCGCGTTGAACTTCCGCACCACGGCCGCGCCGAGATCGACGCCAGCTTGCCACGCCACCAAATCGGCGCAGATCACGACATCGGCCAGTTCGTCGGCCAGATCTTCATATGAAGCGAGTGAGCCGCGCCAGCCATGGCGCGCCCGCTCCAGCTTCTTGATCACGTTGCACGCCTCACCGGTCTCGCCAGCAAGCTCGTTGCCGCGGAACGAAAGGTCCGGCTGTTGATCGGGGTCTGGGCACCATTCGGCCTGGCGCAGCACGTTCGCGATGCGCAGCTCGGAGAAGGCCAATGTGCGCAGCTCCGCGATCTCCGCCCCTATGGGCGCATGGGGTTCATTCGGCATTGGGAAGCCTCACGTGCTCGATGGCCTTATTCGGGTCGGCAGTGCGCCAATCCGGCCAGTTCCGGGCTTCGTTCTTGGCCAGCTTGGCAGAAAGCGCTGCGGCGATCGTCTCGGGCGCGTACCCGGCGCGCCACGCTCCATCAAAAGCGAGCATGACCACATCAATCCATTCGGTCAGGTCGAGAGGCGACTTCTCGATCTCGCCAAGCTCCTTCCGGATATGATCGGTAACGCCAGCCGTCCGCTCACCGGGGCCGAACGTTTTTAAGGAGAACTCACGTTGCCGGCGAAGATGGGCGACCAAGTCGAAGGTCTTGCAGTCAATCATTGGAATTGTCCTTGGTGATGGGGATGACGCGGACCACCTGCACGGGTCCGTCTTGGCCGTAGACGGCGGCGTAGTGCATAGCTTCCCGGAATGCCTGCTCATGCGGGCCACCAGCGAATGCGACAGGCATGCCGTTCTGGTGCACCTCGTATTCAGCCTCATCCTCCATCAGCGCCAGTGCGGCGGCGTCGGTGAGGTGAAGGGCTTTCAGGATGGGGTCTGCGGCCTGGAGCCTGGTTGCGAGCCACGTGCCCGGCATCAGGCGTGCCAGCGTCTCCCGTGCTGTCTCAGCCTGTGTCACCATTTCTCTACCGTCCCATTCATGCGTTTGCGGATGCCGGACGCCTTGCTTCCAGGTATCGGCCGGCTTGATTGCTTGATGCCGAGGTGGCGGGAGCGCTTGCGCCTTCAGCCCGCGCAATCGCCGCCACGCTGGCCGCATACAGCCGGGGAGCGAGCTCCTCCGCGTGGACGAGCTCGCCGGCAAGCTCGTAGCGGCGATCGAGCCACAAGCGGAGAACGCGCACGAGCTCGTCTTGCGCGGTGGGCCGCGCACATAATCTTAAGTTTTGCATTGGACTCGTTCCCTCAAGCGCGCCTTGGCGCGCGGGTCAAACGTCCCAGTGGAGGTCCGCAGGACGGCTTCGCGCCTGCCACCAATCGATGACTGCACGCACCGCAACCGCCGCCGCTCCCCCGGCGAAAAAGGCCAGCCCCATTAGGGCCAGCGCGCCTTGCTCAGTGGCCATGTCCGAATCTCCGCACGAAGCGGGCCGCGAGGATCGCGGCGTCAATGTCGTCGATGCGCTGCTCGGCAGGAACGCGCCGCGCGGTGGGATCCCGGCGGCGTTCATGTGGAACGCGATTGGCCTCACATAATCTTAAATGCCGTAGGCGGTCGATGATGTCGCCGTCGGCGAGATTGACACGTGCGCCATTAAGCAACAGCGCCAGCTGCGGCGGGCTGTCGATGAAGTCGCGCGCCGACATCTTGCGTAGGCTAGCGTCCGCTGCTCGCCGGAGTGCAGCGCTCTTAGGCCTATACCTGCCGAGCGCATACAGAACGGTGACGTGGTCCACGCCGAACGCCTTTCCGACAGTGCGCGTAGAATGCCCTGTCACATTGTAGGCTGCGCGGATCACCCGATGGCGAGCCGCAGCTGCGGCATGTGCCCTCGACTTGCCGAATACGACATTGGGATCAAGGCCGCGTTGCGCAATCTCCTTGAACGCGAAGTTCTTCACCTCAACGACCGGGTCAATCGCGCCGGCGTCTACTACCCCAATCACCTCGTGACCTCCTGCCATTCTTCTGTCGGTGACCGCGCAGGGCAGTGGTCTTCTGGGTTGGTTGGTGGCGCTGAGCTGTTGCATCTGTGGTCTCCTTGTTTGTGAGGAAACCATGCCACAAATTAGGGAGCGGAGTCAAATGGTATTTGTGACCGGCGATTGTACCACCATCAATAGGGCCTGCCTGCCAGTATGATCTTGTGAATGTGCCGCACACGCGATGCGTCAATTCGGAGGTCATGGTCTGGGTTGAATTGATGCAGAACGAGGTCTTTCTCATCCTGCGCAACGTACTGCTTCACCATGCCTTCGACCGGCTCCGTCTCGCCGTGCTGCGCGAGTTGAACCACGACAAAATCGCCCCTCGCGATCGGCAGGCGGGGATGGACGTAGGCTCGTTCTCCCGCGAAATATCGGGGCTCCATCGAGACGCCAAAGATATAGACGGCGTAAGCCCCAGGCACGTTCGCCAGCTCGGGCGGGCAAGGAACGGTGTCGTAGGTGGCATCCGAAATCTGAAACGCGCCGGTATTGCCGCCCGCCGCATACCCCAGGACAGGGATCTCGGCCTGGCTCGGTAGGTCTGGAACGATTCGCGGGATTGTTGTGGGCATGCCGGGTCGTGGCTTTCGGTTCTTAACCCGGAACGGCGTGACTATTGTCTCTGTGCCGCGCCGGGGCTGGGCAAGTTCAGCGAGGCGCCCAGGGCTCATCTCGAGCGCCTTTGCGATCAGGTCCAAGTTCCTGGGTTCCTGGGTGTCCCCATTCTCAATGGCAGCGATTGCCTGCTGCGTCATGCCGACCATCTCGCCGAGTCGCCCCTGGCTCAGCCTCAACTCGATTCGCCGGTCGCGAACCAGTTTTCCGAGGGTTGTCACAATCGGTCTCCTTTGGCCGAAAATTATTTCTGCTTGTAACGCAACCGCTTGTATCAATCAAACAACTTTCCGTTTGACCGGGTTCCAACAAGAGTGGTAATTTGTGCTTGTGAACTGGTGATCAGGGAAAATTGTCCATGCAGAGCTTACGAGATGACGTTGTCGACCTAGCCAGATCTGGCCACCCTGTCGGGCAGATCGCCGAAATGGTCGGACGCAACCACGGCACGATCAGCAAGCTCCTGAAGGCGGCCGGTTTCGAGCGCGAACGCCTCCCGGTCTGCACCGGCGCGCCGATCAGGCGATGTGACGAGTCGGACTTCTCCCATGACCGCAACCGCCGCGACGACGAGGCGGTACTAGCAGAATTCGTAGGACGCGGCCGGTTTCAAAACGTCTGCGAGCCGACGCTTCGCGCCGAACGGCGGCGCGACCCGGGCCTAATCATCTCCTCTATGCGAGCCATCACGCTCCCATGACCCCGTCCGAGCATGCTCCGGGGATGCGGGGCACGGAATTCGCCCGCAAGGGCGACGGCGTGAGTGGCCATGGTCATGTTGATACCTATCCGAGGCGCGCCACTCACGCCGAAAGAATTGCCTGATGCTGTTGGGCCAATTGGTGCGCGCAGCCCGGCGGTTCTCCGCCCCCCCAACGTCATCAGGCAACCCAACGTGACGACAGGATGGGCCATCGCAGATGCGGAACCCAGTAAGACGGAGCTCCTCCCGTCGTCACACCAAACGCGCCGCAAGGCGCCGCTGCGGGCCGCGCAGCTTGCGACACCCATTTGTCCTTCGCCCGCAGCACCCATCCAACCGGAGCAACCGAAATGAACGCACCCCTAAGACACGTTTCCGGCGCTCGCGACATCACGATCCAGTCTGTCGCGCAGCGAATGTTCGATGAATCCGACGGCGACCTCAATGTCGCCACCGATAAGCTCGTGAACTACGTTCGCGTTTCCCCGCGGCTCACCGAGGGCCTTCTTCGGATCGGCGCGCGAAAGCTTCTGAACGAGATCGCGCCCATGCAGCGCCGCGCCATAGAGCGGCAATTCGCTGCGACGAGCGACAATGTGCAGCCGTTCACCAAGGTTCCCCACCGAATGAACGATGGCACACGGCGCGCGCAGGAGCGAATCCGCAGCCTCGGCCGGCACCATCGCGAAGCCCTTCTTGATATGCCCTACACGATCAATGGCCGCACGAGGCCACTGCGGCAGTGGACTGGTGTCGAGATAGCGACCCACGGCGAGACGGAGCTGTCCAAGGGCATGACGGCCGTCAAGAACGCGCGCTTCCTGATAGCGGTCGGCCAAGCGGCCGGAGAAGCGCGAGTCGGTGACGCCCTCACGGCCAGCGACATCGCTCGCCTGAAGGAACAGACAGAATCAGCGGCGTGAGCCGCTGCGGGGCGGGCCAGGGTCCTTGCGCAACCCATCTTCTGTTCGCCCGCCGCGATTTTTTGCTTGGTGAGGATGGCCATCGAGCTCGCGAAACCCACAGGAATATCGCCACCATCACCAAGCATCCGCATGCCGCGCAAGCGGCGCCTGCCGGGCCAATTTTCGTTCGCAATCCAACGTTGGTGCGCCCGGCAGGCAAAATTCCCCGAATGCGGCGCAAGCCGCGTCGGTCGGGCCAGCTGATCAGCGCAAACCACTTTCAGGGCGCCCGACCGACACCCGCATCAGAGAGAAGACTAAAGATGCTGCTCGAAACCCCGTCTGAAATCTGCACCGCCGTCGAAACGGGCCGCGTTGAGTTATCAGCGCCGCCCCTACCGTTATATGTCGCCTCACCGGAAGCCATCGCAACAGTCGACCAGCTCCGCAATCTGCAGAAGCTCAGGCATAGCATGATCCGCGCGCAAAACAGGCTCATTCTGCAAGCGCAGGCCATCGTGCGGATCTTCCACATGGAAGATGATGACTTCGCAGACGACACCGCAAAAGAGAAGGCGCGCAAGCGCGTGGCCAAGATCTATGGTGAGGTGATTGCGGCCTACGAGTCGAATGGCGAGCACCCGCTTCTTGAGCCGATTACGCCATATATCGTGGCCCAGGTGCCGCTCGCCGACGTGCGCGCCGCTTACGAGAAGCGTATGGCAAAGCTGGCGCGGACACTCCCGGTCTATCCCTGGGTCAAGAGCGTCAAAGGGTTTGGCGACGTGTCGCTCGCCGAGATCGTCGGTTCCACCGGCGACATCGGAACCTACAAGTCCGTATCCGCGCTTTGGAAGCGCATGGGGCTCGCCGTCATCAACGGGCGTCGACAGGGCGCGCCCGGCGGCGATGCCTCCAAAGAAGACTGGATTGAACACGGATACAGCGGGCGCCGCCGCTCCGTCATGTGGAATGTGGGCGGGTGCGTCATCGGCGGCATGGGGCACGGCCCGCGTCTCGAGCCAGGTGAAGATCCTGACGAGCGGGACGACCTCACCCTCTATCAAAGGGCGTTCGTGCACCGCCTCAGGTACGAGGCCCCGCGCTGTCCGGATAAGGACGGCATTGCGGTCAAGCTGAGCGCGAAGGGCAAGGAGTCCTTCACCAAGCACGCCGAGAACCGCGCCCGACGGTACGTCGAAAAGATGCTGTTGAAGCACCTCTATCTCGAATGGCGGCGTGCCGCATGAGGTGACGGAGCGGCGCCCACGAGTTGAGCGCAACCCATCTATTGGAAGCCGCCGCCCCGCACCTACCGAAACCGCGCAGACAAAACCGCATCAGATCAGGTATTTAGCGATAAAGGGAGAAAGCTAGATGACCATTGCTCGGTTTCGCCCGACCCACAGCATCGATTTTATCATCATTTGTTGATCTTATCATAAATTAGAAAAACCAGGCTAGATCAGCGACTTGTTAGCAATCTGAGGCGGGTGGTGGACCTGCATTCTGTCCACAACCTTTCCGTGCGCTTGCCCAGGCAGATCGAAGTGTCGTACCTCAATTACACACGAGATGAGCCAACGAAGCACCTGAAATGAAATAGCAATCCAGCGCGCGACGTGCGCGAACGCTACACCTTTGCCCATCGCCGAGGACTGCACGCCAGTCTTCCGCCGTGGGGCAACCCACGATGCCGCAGCGGTTTCGCCGGCACCTGCCACATGACCGAAAGCAAAGTCATGGCAGACAAGTTTGAAGTCGATGATTACGTACGCGCCAATATTGAAGGACGCGTGATCGAAACGAGGCAGAACGAGCGCGGAGAACAGGTCGTCGTCGAATACATCGACAATGACGGCATTATTCGCAAGCGCGCGCTCTGGATCACAGAGATCGAGCCAGCTGACGAGGACGACGACGGCCCCGAACCGGATGAGATCGACGGCAACGTCATCCTGTTCAGAGCCGCCGCATGATTGGCGACCTATTCGAGTTCCGGCTGGGTGAGTACGTCCGCATCATGTGCACTTCGGTGGCATGGCAGGTCGTTGGCCAGACCCGGAATCTTCACTCGGAAAATCATTACACCCTTCGGCGCATCGAACCGACAACCGGCGATATCATCCAGACCTATTCGCCGGAAAGCGTTCTCGTGCCTGTCGATGTGGCGAGGATCAATTGATGGCGAGATTTTCGGTAGGCGACGAGGTTCGAACGGCCGGCGGCGACAGAGTCCTCGTCGTGCGCAAGCTGACCGGCAGTGGCGGCTATAAACTGCGTGACAGCGTCACCGGCAAAAAGGTGGCCTTCGAGTGGTACGACGAAGAGCTCGAGCCGGTGGTGCGGGAGGAGGCGGCATGGGAGCGCGCGAAGCCCGGCGACTGGGTGCGCGTGGAAGGCGATCCGGATGTGCCCGATGGCCATTATCGGGTCATCGACGCGGCCGACAGTTTCGTTATCCGCCTCCTCATCAGCGGGCCTGATCGTCCGATCCACGTATACAATAGTTGCGTCAAGGCCATCGTCTTGCCGCCCGCCACGGCGCCGAAACTAACGCCTTTCAGCGTCGGCGACCGCGTCGAATATGCCCGCCGCGATACGCATGGGTTCAGCTACCTACCGGCCATTCATTACCGCGACACCGGCACGGTCGTCGCCATGGGTGAGATTACGGCCACGGTACGCCTCGACCGCAACGGATTTCGCGTCACGACCGCGGCAAGCGACTGGAAGCCGGAGGACGCTTCCGAGGCGCCACCCCGCACATTCAAGCCCGGCGATTGGGTGCGTGATGCGCACGACGGTCAAGTTGGCGTCGTCTTCCACGACAGCGGTGAGCCGGAAGATGAATCGCCGTACCGCGTCGGCCATCCCGACAGCGGCGAATACTTCGACTACTGCGCCGCCGACCTTCTCCCGAACTGAGGTTCGCTCATGCAAAACGTGATTTCTGCCGATCGCGCCATCGACGAGGCGGACGGGAATATTCCGAGAGCTGGCGCCCGCCTCGGCGCAGTCGCGCGCTGGAACGAGCGCCGCGCCAATGCAATCGACAACTCCTCGGCGAGCCGTCGGCGCCGCGGGTTGGCTGACATGGATAGGCTTCGCAGCCAGGCCGCCGCCTTGCACAGTGTTGCTGCCGAGCTCGCGGCCCCGCAAGAGATGAGGATGGCGGCGTGATGAACCGATACGCGACGAGCTCCACACGGGCCGGTCGGCTCAACATGCAAAACCGCAAGCCGTACCGCACCAAAGAGCAGAAGGCACTTGCTCGCCAGACGGCGCGCAAGTGCGAGGACGGAACATGGCGCTCCAGTGCGCCGGTTTCCCATCACTCATCCCCGCGTGGCGATAGGGAGGCGGCGTAGATGGCGTACGACGTGAAAGAAGCAACGCGCTACCTCGAAACCGGCGGCCTCGGCGAGGTTTATGGCTTGGCCGATATGGCGCGTCAGATCGGCGAGCCTAAGGTCCAACTCGATACCGACATGGCAATCGCCCTGTGTCGGCTCGCCGGCAGGGCGACCCGTTTGTCGAGCGTGGATGCCCCTGGCGGAAAACCGGCGGTGCCGGACGCACTCTCACGGGACTCACTCGCGCGCGGTCTCAATGTTTGGATGGACCGCTATATCGCCGACTCTCAGGGGTTTGAGGCGCAATTTCGGACGATACAACGGCATTTGGCTGAGCAGTCGGAAGGCATCGAACCGACCTACGGCGAAGTCGGCGCGGATTATTTGGTCCAGCTACTGGCGGAGTCCGCGTGACCCTCCCCATCAAAATCATCCTCTGGCTGACCGCGGCGTGGTTGGCGCTGCAGACCGCCGGCGCGGCCGGCCAAGCGCTAGTGCTCGCGCACGTTTTTGGAGTGCTGTGAATGGCGATTTCGCTCGCAAACTTGAAGAGCACCAAAACGAACCGCCCCCCGATCGTCGTGCTGTATGGCGTGGACGGCGTCGGCAAGACCAGCCTTGCGGCGGAATTCCCCGACCCGATCTACATCCAGACGCCTGGCGAGCGCCCGCCGTCTGATGTCGACCTGCCGTCGTTCGGCGTCATCGAGTCCTTCAATGACATGCTCGACGCCATCGCATCGCTGCTGACCGAGGACCACGGCTACCGGACGTTCATCATCGACAGCCTCGACGGGCTCGAGCCGTTCGTTCAGCGGGCGACTGCCCAGCGGATCGGCGCCGACTCCATCGACTCCAACGAGAAGGGCTCGCCGGCATCCTACGGCCGGGGCTATTCGGAAGCCGACACCGAGTGGAACGAGTACCTGTCCGGGCTGGAGGAGCTGACGCGGCAGGGCATCGCCGTCGTGCAGCTGGCGCACCCGGACATCACCCGGTTCGACTCGCCGATCAGCGACCCGTACAGCCGGTATAGCCTCAAGCTTCACAAGCGCGCCAACGCGCTCGTGCGTGAGAAGTCCGACATCGTCGCCTTCATGAATTACAGGGTGACGCTCAAGAGCGTCGAGGCCGGCTTCAATAAGAAGGTGACGCACGGTGAATCCGGCGGTGACCGCCAGGTTCACCTCGAAGAACGGGCCGGGTATGTGGCCAAGAACCGCTACAACGCGCCCGCAACGCTCCCGTACAAGAAAGGACAAGGCTACTCCGAACTGTCGAAATACTTCCCTGCACCGACTGGCATTGTAGCGCATGACGCCGATGCCCGTGCAGACGCTGCTTAGAAAAGGAAGCCTACTGAATGGCCTCTTTAGGTGGAAGCTACAATCCGGATGCGGAACCGTCGTCTGGCTCGTTTGAGCCGCTCCCGGCAGACGACTACACCCTCGAAATCGTCGAATCCGACTACACCGCCAATGCCAAGGGCAACGGCATGGTGCTCAAGCTGACGACGCAAGTCGTCGGCGGTGAATATGACGGCCGCAAGCTGTTCATCAACCTGAACCTCGAGCACGAGAACGAGAAAGCGCAGGACATCGCGCAGCGCGAGTTTGCTGCCCTTCGTCGAGCCGTCGGCGTGCTCAACCCGAAGGACTCGGAGGAACTGCACTTCAAGGCATTCCAGGCCAAGGTCGGCGTCGAGAAGCGCAAGGACAATGGCGAGCTCACCAACCGCGTGAAGCAGTACTACTTCGACGGCGACGCGCCGGCGCCTGCCGCGGCACCCGCCAACGACAACCGGCCCGCTGTTCAGGAACAGCGCGCCACCGGCACGGCGAATAAGCGGCCCTGGCCGACGAGGAAGTGATGGCAGCGCCGCAGATCGTATGGATCGCCCTGATTGCCATGGCGTTGGGCCTGAATCTCGCCATGCACGGCAAGCCGCGTGAGCCGCACCACTTTGGATATGCCGCTGTAGCGGCGGCGATCCAAGGCGGGATCCTCTACTGGGGCGGCTTCTTCTCCTGACTTCAAGGGGCGGCGTTCGCGCCGCCCTCCACCACAAGGAAATCCGATGCGCTTATCCATTCAGCGCGCTGAGCTGGCGCGCCTGCTGTCGGCTGTCGACCGTGTGGTCGAAGCACGAACAACCATCCCGATCCTCTCGAACGTGCTCCTGACGGCCACTGACGGCCGTCTGGAGGCGAGGGGCACCAACTTGGATATCGAAGCCACCGCCTCGGGCGAAGCCGTTGTCGAGGTCCCTGGCGCCATCACGCTGCCTGCGAAGACGCTGAAGGAGATTGCAGGCAAGCTGCCCAAGGATGCCGTTGTCAGTATCGCGGCGGAGGCAGGCGCGGCGACGATCAAGTCCGGCCGCAGCCGCTTCAAGCTGGCGACGCTGCCGGTCGAGGAATATCCGGACCTCGCCAACGGCAAGTTCGACGTCACGTTCCCGCTGACGGTCGCGCAGGTCAAGACGCTGTTCGGGCGCACCGCCTACGCCATGAGCACAGAGTCGACCCGCTACTACCTCAACGGCGTCTATCTGCACGAAGTCGACGGCAACCTGACGGCTGTCGCGACGGACGGCCACCAGCTGGCACGCGCTTCTGTGCCCGCTCCACTCCGCGGCATCCCGTCAGCAATCATCCCGACACAGATGGTGGCGGAAATTCAGCGACAGGTCGTTGACATCGAGGTGTCGCTGTCCTCGTCGAAAATCCGCATTGCCGCGGGCGATACGGTCATCACGTCCAAGCTGATCGACGGGACGTTTCCCGACTATCAGCGCGTCATCCCGACTGGCAATGACAAGCGCGCCGTGCTCGACAAGGCAGAGTTCGGCGCCTCAGTCGAACGCGTCGCCACGGTCGCGTCGGACCGCAGCCGGGCTGTGAAGCTATCGTTGGCTAGCGGCGCCGCCGTGCTTAGCGTCCGCGGCAGCGAGGGTGGGACCGCCGAGGACGAACTCGCAATCGAATACGACAGCGAGCCTGTCGAGATCGGCTTCAACGGCACGTTCATCGGAAACACCTTGCGAGTGCTCGATGCCGAGACGGTCGAGGTGGCGATCGGCGACCCCAGCGCGCCCGCGCTCTTCTCTGGCATGGGCGACGCATCGAGCCTCCACGTCATCATGCCCATGAGGGTGTCGTGATGCCGGGCACGTACATCACTGTCGAGGCGGAAGCCTACATCGACGACTTCGGTGACCACGACCTCTTGGCGGAAGTCCGTCGCCGTGGCCTGAAGAACGACCTCCCGCATGGGCTGCGCGACCTCGTCGCAGACGGCCTTGCCGAGATCCGGCGCGGTCACTTCGACCACGGCGCGACGCTCATTGAGGCTGCGCTCTCATCCAGAACGCCAGACCCGCACCTCGAGCGCAAGAAATACGCCGAAGCCATGGCCGCCAAGGAGGCATCACATGCCTGACCTGCTATTCGAAGTCACGCTGCTCGAAAAAGAGCTGCAAGATCTTCTCGCCGCCTATCCCGAGCTCGCCGATGATGAGCAGCTTCGCGCCGACACGATCGAGGGTGAGACCGAAGCACAGGCCGTCCTCTCGCGCATCATGAGCCAGGCGCTCGATGCCGAGGAAATGGCCGCCGCGGTGCAGGTACGCATCGACGCCCTGAAGGCGCGTCAGGCGGCCTCACAGCGGCGCAGGGAGGCCATGCGCAGGTTCGCGCAGCGTCTCATGCTCGCGGGCGGCCTCAAGTCTCTGCGGCTTCCGGAGGCCAGCCTGTCGATATCGAAGGGCAGGGACAGCATCGACATCACGGACGAGGCCGCGCTGCCGAGCTGGGCGTGGGCCGTCGACGTCGTGCGCAAGCCATCCAAGACCGCGATCAAGGAAGCGATCGACGCCGGCGTCGCCGTTCCGGGCGCGCAGGTGAAAACCGGCGAGCAGACGTTGATGGTGCGGACATGACCCTCCAGGAACAAACGGAAGCGCTCGTTGCGCTCAACGTCTTCCCCACGGTCCCGACCGGCATAGACGGCCGGAAGGTGCTGCGCTGCCCTCGGCTCGACGAGACGGCAGAGGAATGGGGCGAAGAGTGTTTTGAGATTGAGCCGGACGAGGCACAGCAGTAATGCCGCCCCTCCCGCAACTCGCGACGATCGCACCGACGATCGCGGCCATCTACAAGCATTACGAGCAACGTGAGCAGTGGGAGGGGCGCACCCTTTCGATCTCTAGCCTGGCGGATTCGTGCGAGCGCAAGCTCTGGTACGACTTCCACTGGGTGTCGCCGCCGGAACAACTCACCGGCCAGAAGCTCCGCCTTTTCGCGACCGGCAACATCGAGGAGGACCGCTTTATCGAGGAGCTTCGCGCCATTGGGTGCGAGGTTCAGGACCGCGACCCGGCCACGGGACGGCAGATCACAGTGACCGCCGTCGGCGGTCACGTGAAGGGCAAGCTCGACGCGGAGGTGTTGGGCCTGCCTGAGGCGCCGAAGACGATCCACGTGGCCGAGATGAAGAGCCACAACGACAAGTCGTTCCGCAAGCTGTTGAAAGAGGGAGTCGCGAAGGCGAAGCCCGAGCATTTCGGCCAGTTTCAGATGTACATGCATCTGCGACACCGCGATCGGGCGATCTATCTCGCGGTCAACAAGAACACTGACGAGCTCTACGCCGAGCGCGTGCACTACGACGCCGAGTATTGCCTCCAGCTGATCGCTAAGGCGGAACGCATCGTGCGCGCGGCCGAGCCGTTGCGGCGGCTGCATGACGACCCGGACTCAAAGGCAGCGTTCGTCTGCGGATGGTGCAAGCACAAGCCGCACTGCCACGAAAGTGCATGGCCGCGCGTAAGTTGCCGCACGTGCCTCTACAGCACCGCGGAGATCGTCGGCGAGCGCGGCGTTTGGACTTGCGGCCGGTGGGACAAGCCGCTGACGCACGACGAACAGCAGGCCGGATGCCCCGCGCATCTGTTCATCCCGACGCTGGTTCCTGGCGAGCAGGTGGACGCCTCGGAGGCCGAAGAGTGGGTCGAGTACCGGCTCGCTGACGGCAGCCTGTGGCGGGATGGGACGGCTGAAGAAAGGGAAGCGGCATGATCTTCGGCTCCGTCTGCTCCGGCATAGAAGCCGCATCGGTCGCATGGCATCCGCTTGGATGGCGTGCGGCCTTCCTGTCAGAAATCGCGGCGTTCCCACGTGCGGTGCTCGCCCATCACTATCCCGATGTGCCGCTCCAGGGTGACTTCACAACCATTGGTGCCGACGCCTATGAACCAATTGAACTTCTTGTCGGAGGAACGCCCTGCCAGTCGTTCAGCGTCGCCGGCCTCAGAGGCGGACTGGCTGACGAGCGTGGCAACCTGGCGCTCGAGTTTCTTCGCCTTGCTCAGCGGCTTCGCCCCCGCTGGCTGGTCTGGGAGAATGTCCCCGGAGTCCTTTCCAGCATCAGCCACGCCGCGCCCGATCCATGTCCGCCGCCGCCACCGATGGATCTGGGATGCCACGGAGCAGAAGTGGATACTGAAGACAAGTACAGATCAGAAGAGCTACACGCCTTCTACTGCTTCCTGGCCGGGCTTTCAGACGTCGGGTATGGGTTCGCCTACCGAGTGCTGGACGCTCAGTTCTTCGGAGTTCCCCAGCGACGCCGCCGTGTGTTCGTTGTCGGATATCTTGGAGACTGGCGACCTGCCGCAGCGGTACTTTTTGAGCGCGCGAGCCTGCGCGGGGATCCTGCGCCGCGCCGAGAAAAGGGGACGGGAACTCCCGTCGGCGCTCTCGGTGGCACTTCGCCAGGCGGCGGATGGCGCTTCGGCGCAGACGAGGCCGCTGCCGGCCAGCTGATCGCATTCGGCGGCAACAACACGTCCGGACCGGTCGAAATCGCGACGGCGGTCAACGCCCATGGGGGCACGCACGGGCGGCTGGACTTCGAGAGCGAGACATTCGTTTGCGCGCAGCCTCTTTGCTTCAGCGCGAAGGACTATGGCGCCGACGCATCGGATATGGCCCCGACGCTTCGTGCCGGCGGCCACACCGGGAGCCATGCGAATGCAGGCGTGATGCCGGCGGTAGCTTTCGCTCAGAACAGCCGCGATGAAGTTCGCCTTGAGGGCGGTGACGGCCAGACGGCGGGGGCGCTGAAGCACGGCGGCGGCAAGCCAGGGCAGTCGTACCCGGCGGCGCTCGTCGGCTCAGCCGTCCGCCGTCTCACGCCGCGCGAGTGCGAGCGCCTTCAGGGATTCCCTGACGACTACACCCTGATCCCATACCGCGGAAAACCTGCCGCCGACGCCCCCCGCTACAAAGCTCTGGGCAACTCCATGGCCGTGCCCGTGATGGGCTGGATCGGCGAGCGGATCCAGGCGGTCGAAGCCATCCTTCCCGCCAACGACAACACGGAGATCAACCGTGCTGCAGCTTAGACCTTACCAAACGCAGGCCATCGGCGCCCTTTTCGACTATTGGGCGACGGAGCCCGGCAACCCACTCATCGACCTCGCGACCGGTACGGGCAAGAGCCTCGTGATGGCGACGGTCGTGCAGCGTCTGCTCGATGGCTGGCCGGACATGCGCATTGCCATTGTGACGCATGTCGCGGAGCTCATCGAGCAGAATTTCCAGGAGCTCGTAAATCTTTGGCCATGGGCGCCCGCCGGCATCCTCTCGGCGGGGCTCGGCCAGCGCAACACGCATGCGCAGATACTGTTCGCAGGCATCCAGACGGCGCACAACAAGGTCGATCGCATCGGGCATGTCGACGTGCTGATGGTGGATGAGGCGCACCTCATCCCTCCGAAGGCGAACACGATGTACGGCAGGTTCATCGCCGACCTGCGCGCTATCAATCCTGACATGAAGATCGTCGGGCTGACAGCCACGCCGTTTCGGCTCGGCTCTGGCCGGCTGGACGAAGGCGACGACCGGCTCTTCGACAAGGTCGTCTACACCTACGGCATCGCCGACGGCATCCGTGATGGATATCTGTCGCCGCTCACCAGCAAGGGTATGACGACATCGTTTGACCTTTCGGGTGTGGCGAAGAAGGGCGGCGACTATGTGCCTGGCGCGCTGCAGAGCGCGGTCGACAAGGATGAGGTGACCGAGGCCGCCGTCAGCGAAATCATCGGCTACGGCCGCGACCGGCGCAGCTGGATGGCGTTCTGTTCTGGCGTCGAGCACGCAACGCATGTGCGGGACGCGATCCGCCGTCGTGGCTTCACCGCTGAGGTCGTCACGGGTGAGACGCCGAAAGACGAGCGGCGCCGGATCATCGAAGGCTTCAAGGCGGGGCGCATCCGCTGCCTAACGAACAACAGCGTGCTCACGACCGGCTTTAATGCGCCGGGCGTGGATCTTATTGCGGCATTGCGGCCGACGCTGTCACCCAGCCTGTACGTGCAAGCCGTGGGTAGGGGCACTCGGCTCGCGCCGGGCAAGACCAATTGCCTCGTGCTCGACTTTGCCGGGTGGGTGCGCACACATGGGCCGGTTGACGACGTCCGCGCCCGCAGGCCCGGCAAGGGGCGGGGCGAGGCGCCAATCAAGGTCTGCCCCGACTGCCACAGCCTCGTGCATGCGTCTGCAAGGCAATGCTCCGACTGCGGCCATGAGTTCGAGTTCGAGGAGAAACCGAAGCACAAGGCGACCGCGGACAGCGCGCCGATCCTCTCGAGCGCCGAGCCCGAGTGGCTGACCGTCACAGGCAGGCGCTTTGCCTATCACGACAAGCCCGGCGGCACGGACAGCATCTGCGTCCACCTCGGCTGCGGGCTCGTGACGCACAAGATGTGGGTCTGCCCGGAGCACAAGGGCTTCGCCAAGCAGAAGGCCGATCGCTTCTGGATGCAGCACGGCGGGGCGGCGCCCGCGCCCAAGAGCGTGCAGGAGTGGCTCGACCGGGCCGGAGAGCTGCAACCTACCGCGGAAATCAGCGTGCGGCCGAACGGTCGGTATTTCGAGGTTGTCGGCGTGAGGCCGGCTTTGGAGATGAGGGAGGCAGCATGACCGTTTGTGGAGTCGGCTCGCACAGTTATGCCGAGCGCGGCGACGACTTCTATGCGACGCCACCGGAGGCAGTGCATTCGCTGCTCGCGATAGAGAAGAAATGGTTGCCGGGCGGCACGATCTGGGAGCCGGCATGCGGCGACGGGGCCATCGTGAACGTTTTGCGCGCGGCAGGGCGGGAGGTCGTCGCGACGGATCTCATCGATCGCGGCTGTCCTGGTAGCACCAGTGGCTTGGATTTCGTGCGCGACGGACGCGGCCCTGGTCGCGGTGTCACGAAGGCCATCATCACCAACCCGCCGTACAGGCTGGCGTGGCAATTCGTGGAGCGCGCTCTGCAGGAGTGCGACTACGTCGCGATGCTCCTTCGGCTTGCCTTCCTCGAGGGTTTGGCGCGCAAGGCGTGGTTCGAGATGCGCCAGCTTGCCCGGGTGCATGTCTCTTCCCGGCGCCTACCCATGATGCACCGCCACGGATGGGACGGCCCGAAGGCAGGCAGCGCCGTTTGCCACGCCTGGTTCGTTTGGGACAAGCGGCATGAAGGGCGACCCGTCATCCAGTGGTTCGACTGGAAAGAGTACGTCGCAGCGAATGACAACGAAATCGCAAAGGCGGCCTGATGGCAAAACTGACCAAAGCGCAGGCGAAGGCACACGCCCAAGCCGTAGCGCTGCTCGCCAAAGACGCGCTGACCGAGGATGACAAGGAATTCGTGCTCCGAAATTGGAACGAGGGAGCGAACCATGTGAATGGCGAGGCCGGCGCTTTCTTTACGCCATTCGACATGGCTTTCGACTTCGCCATTGACGCCGGCGGCGGGCGCATCATTGACCTTTGCGCCGGCATCGGAATGCTGTCTTTCGCCGTATGGTGCAGGTCACGTTGGAACGAGCGGCGGGCGCGCATCACGTGCATCGAGCGCAACGCCGACTACGTTGCTGTTGGCAAAAAGATCCTGCCAGAGGCGACCTGGATCCATGCAGACGTGCTTGATGTCCTGGATCTGGATTTGGGGCACTTCGATTCCGCCATCAGCAACCCGCCCTTCGGCAACATTAAGCGGTCGCGGAACGCGCCGCGCTATACGGGTCGCGATTTCGAATTCCATGTCATCGACATCGCGGCGCACCTTGCAGACTATGGAGCATTCATCGTTCCGCAGATGTCAGCTGGTTTCAACTATTCTGGGCGAAAAGTTTACGAGCGGCACGGGGAGGGAAGGGCAGTTCAGTTTCAGAAACTAACTGGGCTCCACTTTGATACCGGATGCGGGGTCGACACGGCCTATTACATGGACCAGTGGAAAGGCGTGTCGCCGTTGTGTGAAATCGTCTGTGTTGATTTCGCCGAGGGGCGCGCCGCCGCCATGCCGAAGCCCGCCAACGACAACGTTCCTGACCTTCCACTCTTCAGGGCAGCATGAACATCCGCGAGCCGCTGCCTAACCGCAGGCAGCACGAAGTGATCGAATTCACGCACGACTTTCACCAGTACACCGCCGGCGTCGGGCGCTATCCCGACGGCCGGCTGGCGGAAGTCTTCTTGGACTCCGGCAAGACGGGGACGGGCATGCAGATCAACGCACGCGATGGAGCGATCGCGATCAGTCTCGGGCTTCAGTGGGGCGCACCGGTGGACGCCATACGGGAGGCGCTGTCGAGGCGCGCCGACGGTGCGGCCGAAGGGCCGCTGGGGACGCTGCTGGATTTGTTGGGGGAGGGGGAGTGATGGCAGGCGCCCCTCCTATGGAAGAGCCGGCGGACTGCGTCGTCTGCCACCGGCGGGCTATCGGCCTAGGAATTGGCTCGCCGCAGTCGCCACGTTGGCTTTGCACGGAGTGCGCGTTGATCGCCGATGACATCCGCGCCGCTCGCCGTCTCGATCCATTCGAGGTGGCGGCACTCAATGACGCCTGCGCTGAGGGCGGGGGCTACTTGGACGACCTGAACCGCACGGACCTGGTTACGCTCACCGAGCACGAGTTCCGCGAATTCTGCCGGCGCGTGGTCCTGGGGTTCGGTGCCTCCATCAGGAAGCAAATTCGTGAGCACAGAGCTCCATTTTGAACACGGGATTGGCGAGCAGCACGTCCGCTGAAACATCCAGGCTGCCCGCCAATGCCTGCGCCTCGACGACGGCGATGGGTCTCTGCTCGATCTCGAGCTGAAGAATGGTTGCCTTGTCCAAGCCGGACGCAACCGCGAGATCCGAGATCGTCATCTGGCGGTAAGACCGCATCGCCTTCAACGGCGATGACCCTGCCCAGATCGCGTCGAGAACTTCGTCCGGCGTCCCTCGCGCGGCCTTTGCGCCTTCAAATTTGAAGAGAGTGTTATGCATCCTAGCCTCCCTAGCTTGCGCCCGGCCAGTGGCCAAAACCCGTAATCCAACATCGCCGGAAATCACGGGTATGCAGGTGCGGTACAGCACATGGCGCGTCTGGGGAGAGGGGCGGCTGAAGGGGGGTGTGCGCCGACGCTATTCCGGGGGGGCTTTCCTGAGGCCGGATGCGATCTGCTTCTGCTTGACTGCTTCCCTCCTTGCTGGGCGCACAAACACACGATCGAGAAAGTCGCGCGTCAACTCTTCCAGCACCTCTGCCTCCTCTGGAGTATATGGATCAAAATCGTGAGCCGCGTCGTTGCCATCCAGAGCAGCGATGTCAGCGAGCCCGGCCAGCTCATCGTCAATGATGCCCATGCCGTTCAAACCCGAAATTCGCGCGCGAAGGTTGTCGGCTGGCTTCTTTCCAGTCAGTCGAGCGTCGTGCATGTACAGCCACTTAGTCGACACATCGATAGTCTTGCGAAACATGCAACCAGCCGCCTCAGAGTTCCCCAGAGCGCGGCATGCTGAGGCCTCGCGGAATAGCGCTCTAATGCGTTCTGGCACCTCCTCTTTCGCGTTAGCTCCCACGTCGACCGGAAACTCTGGCGTCGATGAGGTGGTGTAGCCTATTAGCCCATGTATGCTGACGTCCAGTGACCCTGAATACGTGACCGGGTCTTTTTGTGGCAATGTTTTTGCTGTACTTGCTACCAGGTATATCGAAAGTCGGTTACAGACGATGCAGCGGAAAACAGTCCTGTACCCCACATCTACTACCGGCCACGCATATTCAGCTACTCTTTGTGTGTTCGCCCGGCACTCTCCGCAGTACCTGATGATGGTACCCACAGCCATCCCCCCCCAAATTCGCTTCAATTGCTCTTACCTCGGTACGGTGCATGTCACAACCTTCCCCCTACAACCTCGTCGGCTCGACCCTCGTCGACCAAGGCTTCAGCGCCATACCATGCCGCCCCGGATCCAAGCGCCCGGGCTCCTACAGCTTCGGCCAGTGGTATGGTCGGAATGACTGGCAGCAATACTGCAACCGCGCCCCGACCGACTTCGAAACCCGGGCATGGGAGAAGTGGCCGGATGCCGGCGTGTGCGTAGCGCTCGGGTTTGCTGGCGTCGTTGCCGTCGATGTCGACACCGACGACCCGGCGCTTTGCGCGGCACTCGCGGCAGTCATCCCCGAATCCCCGATCATGAAGCGCGGGCAGAAAGGCTTTACGGCCTTCTACCGCGGCGGCCCGGAAATCAAGGCGGCGGCCTTCAACGTCAACAACGAACGCGTCGTCGATCTACTCGCGCACGGCAAGCAGACCGTCGTGCCGCCCACGATCCACCCCGACACCGGCCAGCCGTATCAGTGGATCGGCGATGCGCTCGAGACAGTGTCGCCCGACGCGCTGCCCGAACTTACCCCAGACATCGCCGAGCGCATCGCAGAGGCGCTCGAGCCGTTCGGCTATGCTCCGACGCAAACCCCTCGCGCCCAGGGCGACGGCTATGGCCACAGCATCTGGCGTGACCTGAACGCCCGCGCCCTCCAGGACCTAGACCAGTGGGTGCCCGCGCTCGACCTGCCGAAGCTCAAGCGCACGTCGCGCGGCTATGTCGCCGTGCCGTTCTGGCGACCGTCCAATCGCGGTCGCCCGACGCACCAGCGCAACCCGAACCTCAAGATCACCACGTCGGGCATCAAAGACTTCCACGACGGCGATCGCGGCTACACGCCCATCGATCTCGTCATGGCGGCTCTCGGCTGCGGCCTGGACTTCGCCGACCAGTGGCTGCGTGAGCGGCTCGGGTTTCAGGAGCCCGACCTCTACGGCCTGGAGCCCTGGTTTCCGAAAACGTCCCCCCAGCCCATAGCGCCACAGCCTGCCACACCGGCCCCTGTCGCCGCGCCTCGCGGAACCGTTAACCCGTTCACGGCAGCGTCGGCTGGAGGGCTGCTGCACGTTATCCACGACTGGGTGATTGCTAACGGTCGACGCCCGGTGCCGGAGTTCGCGACCATGGCCGCCGTGACGTTCCTAGCGGGGCTGTACGGCCGCCGCTGCGTCGGGCCTACCGGTGCCGGCCTCAACGTCTACTTCGTCGGGCTGGGCTCCTCTGCCCACGGAAAGGGCCTCCCGCTGAAGGCACTCAAGACGCTCGCCGTCGACTGCGGCTTGCAGCGCATGGTCATCGCCGGCGACTTTACTGCGGACTCGGCGATCGAGCGGGCGCTTCGGCGCGATCCGTCGCTCGTCGTGGCATGGGATGAGTTTGGCCTCGTCCTCCAGGGCGTGAACGGTCGCAACGCGTCATCCTGGACGCGCACGGTTCGCCGTGCGCTCCTGGAGGTGTACAGCCTCTCGACCGACATGTGGTCGGGCAAGCAGTATGCCGACCCCAAGCGGGACGACCCGGAGCCGGTGTATTGCCCGACGCTGTCCATCTTGGGCATGACCACGCCGAGCACGTTCTACGACGGACTGGCCGACGGCAACCTGTCCGACGGCTTCTTGAACCGCATGACGGTGATCCACGCCACCGAGACGCCGGAGCGCCGCAGGGCACCGCCGGTGATGGTGACGCCGCCCTCGCTGCAGGCGGTGATCAAGGCAGCGGCCAATCAGCAGTTCGGCACCGGCAACCTTGGTGGCGTGCGCGTGGCCAATGCCCGTCCGCCGATGCACGTCGTGCCGTGGGAGAGCCCTGCCGTCGAGGCGCGCTGGCTCGAGATCGAGGATTGGCAGATCTCCGAAATCGAAGAGCGTGGCGGTATCGAGGGCATCATCGGGCGCACCGCCGAGCAGACTATCAAGCTCGCCACGATCCGGGCACTGTCACGCGACGGCGTCACCGCCAAAGTCACGCAGGACGACGTCGAATGGGGCTATGCCATCGTGCAGCGCTCGCTCGATTGCCTCGACCGCGGCGTGCGCGACCACATGGCGTCGTCAGACTTCGAGTCGCTCTGCAAGGCCATCCTGGCGGCCCTGCACAAGAGCAAGGACGGCAGCATGCCCATGTCGCACCTTCTGCGCGTCAAGGGCATCTCCAAGGCCGAGGACCGGCATGTCAATGCGGCTGTCGACCGTCTCGTGCGAGTGGGCGAGGTCGTGCGTACCAGGGGCACGCGCGGGGGAGCCGGCGGGCTCCGTCTAACCAACGCAATGGAGGCCGCTGAGGCTGCTTGAAAGATGCTTGCAAAACCGCCTGGAAATTTCTGCAAGTTGCAATCACGTGGTTGTAAGATTGTAAAAAATCAGACCCCTTTTACAACCGCGGAAACCCTTATCTAATATAGTGTTCATATATATTAATTGTAAATATAGGGGGGTAACACATCTACCCTAAAAAGAGGGTCTAATTTCTGGAGGAGTATATAATTACAAGATCAGCGAAAGAGGGTGCGCGTCGCATCCCAGAGTGGAGGCTGCAGCACGCCGCGGTTCGCGCGCTGTTCCTCGCCAAGAAGGCCGGCCTGCCAATCCGGTGGGCGGCCAGCATGAACGCCGGCCGGCGCAGCCCACGTGACCGAGCCATAGCCCAAGCCACCGGGCTGGCGCCCGGCGAGCCTGACCTGAACATTTACCTGCCCGGGGCTCGCCTCCTGCAGATCGAATACAAAACCACGGACGGCGTGCTGTCCGACGAGCAGATCGAGTCGCATGCCGAGATCCTCGAGCTGGGCTTCGATCCTGTCGTCGTGATTGCACCCGCCAACGAAGACGAAGCCGCCGCGCTGACGCTGGCCCTTGTCCACCAGCGCCTCGTCGCCACCACGGATGCCTGACCGCCGTAGCCTCGTGCCGGCGCCACGCACCACCCTCCGATTTTCGGAGTTTCGATGACCGACCTTTCCGCTACCGCCCCCACCGCCACCGTCCCCACCGACCAGCCCCTCGCCATGCTGGCCGCTCTCACCACCGCAAATGACATCGCCGTTATCGAGCGCGACGCCGGGCAGATCTTCCACGACCTCGGAAAGCTAGCCTTCAACGGCAAGGATCCCGGCAAGAGCGTCTGGTATTCCATGCGCAATCCCAACGGCACGTGGTCGCAGGTTCGCTGCCAACAGCGCGAGGCCAAGGTCCGCTACGAGGCCGCTGCCGAGGCAATCCGGACCGACGAGCGTCGGCGTGTTGTTGTGCAGGCTCTCGTGGCCCGTGAGCCGCGATTCAACCCCGACAGCCTGCATTCCCTTGCCGCGGGGCTGGAAGACCTCACGCGCCATTTCTGGGGCGCCAAGGCGGTCGCCACCACCAAGCGCAATGGCGTAACGCTGGCCGGCGTCCCCAGCATCGACAACGGTCCGACACCGGAGCGGATGCGGCAGGCCGCGAACGACAATGATCCGCGCGCCGGTGGCGTGTTCCGCAGTCCCTTCCATCGCATGTTCGAGCGCGGCCAGCTCGACAAAGACGAGGCCATCAACGAGCTGCTCTATTCCGCTGGCGTGCGGTTCTACCAGGACTGGTACTACAGCGGCTTGGCCGGTGGCCTGGACTCGTTCGACTACTCCAAGCCGATCGTCGATAGCAGCGGCGGTGAGTCGAGCCACATGCCGCGCACCGTGCGGGAGGCTGCCCGCAGGCAGGCATGGCGGGCGGCGGTTGCCATCCTGAGACCGATCGAACTTCGCGTCATCATGGCCGTGGTGCTGGATGAGAAGACGGTGCGAGATGCAGCCCGACCGTCCGGATTGCGGGGTGACAGCACGCAAATCCAAAAGGAAGCCAAAGAACTACTGGTATCCGGACTGCGCAGGCTGGTGAAGGAATACGGGCTCGCAAGGATAGACCTCGCTGCCTAAGTGCTGACGCAAGTGCCCATAAGTGCTCTACTGTGCTATATATCAACCATCAGCCAATAGAGCGTCCGGAGTGAGCCGGACACCAGAGCCGCCCCACCGGGATCGCGTTAAGCCCCGGGCAACGGGGCGGCTCATTTGTTTCGACGACGAGCGCCGCACCGACACCGGCGCATTGCCGCCGCTTACACCACCCCCACACACCCCATCGCCGCAAGGCGGTTGCGACCGGGTTGAGCCGCTTCGGCGTGCTCCCCGGTCGCGTTTCACTGGAGCCTCGCATGTCCCTCATCGAACGGATCATTCAGCGATTGCGTGACGCGTGCCGCCCGTCATGGGTGCCGTGCATTGGATGACAGGCGCCCATGGCGCCGTCTCTATAAGACTGCACGATGGCTGGCGTTACGCATCGCGCACCTATCCGAGTTCCCGCTGTGTTGCATGTGCATCGAGCGTGAGATCGTGACTGCAGCCGAAGTCGTCGACCACGTGGTGCCGCATCGGGGCGACGAGGATCTGTTCTTTGATCCCCGAAACCTGCAGTCCCTCTGCAAGCACTGCCATGACAGCACGAAGCAACGCATCGACCTGGGCCAGGTGGTCGTGACCTTCGGGCCTGACGGGTGGCCGACCTGAGAAGAACGTTGAAAATTCCGGCTAAACAGCTGATTTTATTCAACTTTTACTTGACGACACCGGAGATTCGCGGTATAATCGCGAGTGGCCGCACGCTCGGCTGATCGTCCTTACGAAATGTGCCATTTTGGAACGTGTTGCATTTTTGCAACTGGTGGGGAGGGGTGTGGCAAAAGTCACACACCTTCCGATCGCCGGACCGCCGTCCCCCGAGAACGCACGCATCTGCAATTCAAAATATGACCCAAGGGTGAGCCAATGCCGAGGCCAAGGACGCCCTCGGCCAAGGCGAAAACCGCAGGCCGAGACAAGATCAATCCAGGGCGCCTGAAGGGGCGTGTTGAGCCTAAGGCGGGCGGGCCGCTCGGGCCTCCGCCAGCCTGGATTAAAGACACCGATACGTGCAAGGCGCGTTCGGCGTGGAACCTCTTCGCCAAGGACATCCCGTGGCTGAACGAGTCGCACCGATTTTTGGTCGGCATGGCGGCGAGCATTCAGGGGCGGCTGATGGCCGGCCAGGAGGTCGGCGTACAGGCGATGAACCTGCTCCGCCAGTGCCTCGGGCAGATGGGCGCGACGCCTGCTGACGCTTCAAAGGTTTCGCATCCGGACGATGGCGACAAAGACCCAGACGACGAGCTCTTCAACCGGTGAGGCGCTTGCGAGGGTGAGCGCCTACGCGCAGGACGTGCTCGACGGCAAGATCATCGCCGGGCCGCACGTCCGCAATGCGTGCAGGCGGCACTTTGACGATTTGGCTACTGGCCACGACCGCGGTCTGTGGTTCGATGAGGCAGCCGCCGCCCACGTCATGCGGTTCTTCGAGGGCGGACTGAAGCTTTCCGAAGGACAGTTCGAGGGGCAGCCGTTCAAGCTGCACCCCAGCCAAGCCTTCAAGCTCGGCTCGCTGTTCGGTTGGATGCGCGCCGACGGCACGCGCCGGTTTCGCCGAGCCTACATCGAAGAGGGTAAGGGCAACGGCAAGTCGCCGTTCGCCGGCGGGGTAGGGTTGTACAGCCTGACGGCCGATGGCGAGCCGGGCGCGCAGGTTTATGCTGCCGCGGCCAAGAAAGAGCAGGCGGCGATCCTGTTTCAGGATGCCGTCAAGATGGTCCGGCGCTCGCCGGCGCTTTCAAAGCGTCTTCAATTCAGCGGCGGACTCGGGCGCGAATTCAATATCGCGCACCATACGTCGCAGTCGTTCTTCCGACCAATCTCGAAGGATGCCGGCAAGACCGGATCCGGCCCGCGCCCTCATTTCGCGCTCTGCGACGAGGTGCATGAGCACCCCGACCGCTCGATCATGGAGATGCTCGAGCGCGGCTTCAAATTCCGCCGGCAGCCTCTGCTGCTGATGATCACGAACAGCGGCTCGGATCGCAATTCGGTCTGCTGGGAAGAGCATCAACATGCCGTTCGTGTGGCGGCGGGCACGCGAGAATTAGACGACGACTTCACCTACGTGGGCGACGTCATCGACGACACGACCTTCTCGTATGTCTGTTCGCTCGACAAGGACGACGACCCGATCGAGGACCCGTCGTGCTGGCCGAAGGCGAACCCGCTGCTCGGCACGATCCTCACCGAAGAGTACCTCGCGGGCGTTGTCGCTCAGGCTAGGGACATCCCGGGCCGGCTGAACGGCATCCTGCGACTGCACTTCTGCGTCTGGACGGACGCGGACGAGGCCTGGATGTCGCGCGCGACAATCGAGTCCGTCATGGACGAGTTCGATCCGGAAGTTGAACACGTTGGCAAGAAGGTCTTCCTCAGCACCGACCTGTCGGCAACGAAAGATCTGACGGCGGCGGCTGCAGTTGTGCAGACCGGGTTCAAGACCATGGAGCGTGAGGACGGCACGACAGTCGATCTGCCGACCTTCGACGCATGGGTCGAGGCCTGGACGCCCGCGGACACGCTGGCCGAGCGTGTAAAGGCGGACAACGCTCCATACGACGTGTGGGTGCGGGATGGCTGGTTGCATGCGCCTCCCGGCAAGCGAATCCGCTACGACTTCGTGGCTGCGCGCATCGCAGAGTTGGATCAGATATTCGACATCCAGGCGCTCGCCTACGACCGCTATGCCTATGAGAAGTTTCGCGAGGAATGCGAGGCCATAGGCCTGACGATCAACCATGTGGCCCACCCGCAGGGCGGCAAGGTCCGAGCGAGGCCCGAACCGGAGAAGGTCGAGGCCGCGAAGGCGGCCGGGCTTCCACCCCCGCAGGGGCTATGGATGCCCGGCTCGATTACCGAGCTTGAAAATCTTATCATCGATGGGCGAATTCGCTTGCGGCGCAGTCCGGTCCTTATGACCGCGATCATGGGGGCCGCGTTCGATCGCGATCCTCAAGACAATCGCTGGTTTGTGAAGGCAAAGGCGACGACCCGCATTGACGCGGCCGTGGCGCTCGCGATGGCGATCGGCGCGGCCACGGATGCCGTCGTGCCGGCTCCTAACCTCGACGACTTCATCAACAACATGGTCATGGTGATCTAATGGGCTTTTTCGATCGGTGGGTCGGTAAGCCCATAAAGCTGACCGACGGCGAGTTCTGGCGCGGGTTCTTCGGGCTTGGAACGACGTCCGGCGAGACCGTCGACTATGAAAAGGCGTTGGCTCTCGACGCCCTCTGGGCGTGCACGAGCCTTTTATCGAAGACGGCGAGCACCCTCCCGTGCATCGTCTACGACAAGGGCGGGGCCGAGCCGGCAACCGATAATCCGCTCTACGAGCTTCTGCACGACCTTCCGAACCTCGACGACACTGCGGTCGAGTTCTGGTCGATGGCGGCGATGTCGCTCTGCCTGGACGGCAACTTCTTCGCCGAGAAGAAGACGAACAGCGGCCGGATCACGGCGCTCATTCCGCTGCACCCTCTCTGCGTGGACGTTGGGCGCAACAGCCGAAACGAACGCGTCTACACGGTGAAGGAGGATGGCAAGGAGCGCACTGTCGGCGAGTCCGGCATGTTCCATGTCCGCGGCCAGCGGCTTCCCGGCTGCGACCGCGGCATGTCGCCCATTGGCGTTGTCAGGAACACCCTCGGGAATGCGCTCGCCGGCGAGAAGATGGCCGGCAAGATGTTCGCCAATGGCTTCCAGGTGTCGGGGTTGCTGACGTCGGATCAGGTGCTGAAGCCGGAACAGCGCAAGCAGCTCAGCGACATGCTGCAGCAGTATTCTGGATCGCAACTGGCCGGCAAAGTGGCCGTGCTGGAGGCCGGTCTCAAGTATCAGCAGCTGACCATCAACCCACAAGATGCCCAGATGCTCGAGACGCGCAAGTTCAGCGTCGAGCAGATCTGCCGCATTTTCGGTGTTCCGCCCATCATGATCGGGCACGCCGCGGAAGGCGTCACGACATGGGGCTCCGGCGTCGAGCAGATCATCCTGCAGTTCACGAAGACAGGGCTACGTCCGATGTTGAAGAATATCGAGGCCGCCATCTATCGCGATCTGCTGGACGAGAAAACGCGCAAAGAGGTCAAGGTCGAGTTCAATCTCGAAGGGCTACTGCGTGGCGATAGTGCTGCACGTGCCTCGTTCTACAGCACGATGGTGCAGAACGGCATCTACAGCCGGAATTATGCGCGCAAGCTCGAAAACCTGCCGCCGGCTGCCGGCGGAGATGAGCTCACGGCACAGACCAACCTCGCGCCGATCGGCATGCTTGGCGCGGCTCTCGCGCCGCAGCCGGCGCAACCCATGGCCGCTTAGGACACCCGATGAAGTATAGCCATATTCTCTCGGCGTTCGCGGCCGAGCCGTGGGCGATTGCGCCCGAAAAGCTCGAAGTGATCACCGACTTTCTCCTGTTCAAGGCGGACGGCGGCCATTACGGCGCCGAAGAGCTTGCTGCGCGCGTCACCAAGAAGCGCGAGGCAGAGATCGCCCGCCAGGACGGCAATGTTGCCGTGATCCCCGTCTACGGCGTGCTGGCACAGCGCGTCGATATGATGTCGGAGATCAGCGGCGGCACGTCGTACCTATCGCTGACCCGCGCGCTTCATGCCGCTGTAGCCAACGATGATGTCAAGGCGGTGGTTCTCGATGTCGACAGCCCCGGCGGCGCTGTCCCCGGCACTGACGAACTGGCCACCGAGATCCGCCGGCTCCGCGGCGGCGACAAGCCGATCGTAGCGCAGGTGAACAGTCTCGCCGCAAGCGCGGCCTACTGGCTCGCCAGCGCGGCCGACGAGATCGTGGTCACGCCCTCCGGGCGCGCCGGGTCAATCGGCGTCTACACGGCCCATGACGACGTATCACAATTCCTCGAGCAGCGCGGCGTCAAGCGCACGTACATCTCGGCCGGCAAGTACAAGGTCGAGGGCAACGAGACCGAGCCGCTCGGCGAGGACGCCCGGTCGTTCATCCAGGAGCGGGTCGACTACTCCTATAAGCGGTTCGTGGCTGCCGTTGCCGAGGGGCGAGGCGTTTCCAAGAGCCGCGTCGAGGACAGCTACGGCCAGGGCAGGGTGTTCTTCGCGGAAGAGCTTCTGGACCGTGGCATGGCGGATAAGATCGCCACCCTCGACGAGACGTTAGGCCGGTTCGGTGCGAGCGCCGAGCCGGACGCTGTCAGGCGCGTGAAGGCAGCGAATGCCGCTCGTGCCGAGGCCGCTGAGACTTTGGCCGCCAAGCTTCGCGCTGGCGAGCCCATCACCAAACGCGAGTTCGAGAACGGCCTCAAGGGTCTTGTTGGCTGTTCGAACTCGGAGGCAGAGCGGGCCGCCCGGCTCTACCTCAAGACTGATCAGGGGGAGCCTGATGTCGTGGCGGACGAAGCTGCTTTGGCAGCGATGGATCGGCTCTTGGCCGACCTAAAATCTTTCTCAATCTAAGGGTTTCCCCACACATGGCAGATAATCAAGCGCTCGCCGACAAGATCGGCGAGCTTGGCACTTCGCTCGCGTCCATCAAGGAGCAGGTGCAGAATATCGGTGCGGACTTTACCGAGAAGCTGAAGGCTTCCGGCGAGGTCTCCACTGAGCTCAAGGAAAAGACCGACAAGGCCCTCTCCGAGCTCGGCGACGTGACCACCAGGCTCTCCGGCCTGGAGAAGCGTGCCGCCCGCGAAAAAGAAATGGTCGAGAGCGGTCCCAAGTCGCTCGGTGAGCTCGTGCTCGAAAGCGCCGAGTTCAAGGCGGCAAAGCTCGACGGTGGTTCGCGTGGCTCCGTTCGGGTGAAGGTGAGCCGCGGCGAGTTGGCCGACATCACCTCGGCGAACACCACGGTCGGCACCGGACGGTCGCAGGGCACCTCGCTCGTTCCCGCGCAGCGGATTCCGGGCATCGTAGCCCCGCCGAACCGGGCCATGACAATCCGTGATCTACTCGCTCCTGGCCAGACCGACTCCAGCAACGTGGAGTACGTCAAGGAGACCGGCTTCACCAATAACGCGGCGCCGGTCGCTGAAGGTGCGTTGAAGCCGAAGTCGGACATCACGTTCGACCTTGTGAGTGCGCCTGTCCGCACGATCGCGCACATCTTCAAGGCGAGCCGCCAGATCCTTGACGACGCAGCCGGCCTGCGCTCCTACATCGACGCACGCGCTCGATACGGGCTGCAGTTCAAAGAGGAAGTGCAGCTGCTCACTGGCGATGGCGCCGGCCAGAACCTGCACGGGCTTGTTCCGCAGGCGACGGCGTTTGCCCCGGCCTTTACCCCGACGGGCGAAACCGGCATCGATCGACTTCGGCTTGCGGTCCTTCAGGTCGTTCTCGCCGAATACCCAGCGTCTGCCTTTGTGCTGAACCCGATCGACTGGACGAAGATCGAGCTCACGAAGGACCTCGGCAACAACTACATCATCGGCAATCCGCAGAACGGCATCTCGCCGACGCTGTGGAACCTTCCGGTCGTGCAGACGCAGGCGATGGCGGTTGGTGAGTTCCTCACCGGCGCGTTCAACATGGCTGCGCAGATCTACGATCGCCTGGAGATCGAGGTGCTGCTGTCGAGCGAGAACGTGGACGACTTCGAGAAGAACATGTTCACGATCCGCGCCGAAGAGCGTCTCGCCCTGGCCGTGTATCGGCCGGAGGCGTTCGTCACCGGCGACGTCGAGGCCGCTGGCTAACCGAGACGGGGCGGCTTAGACGCCGCCCCACTCCCATCAGGGAAGCCAGATGACCAATCTTCTCACCGTGAAGCCTGTCCGCACATTCTTTGACGGAGAGGTGCTGCGCACAAGGCGCAGCCAGCCGTACGGCGCCGAGCGCAGCAAGGCGCTTCAGCTCATCGCCCAGGGGTTGGTCGTTCGGCACGACGAGGTCGTTGCGTCGGAGCCAACGCCCGATGCTTCACCGACACCAGCGCGGAAGCGCGGAAAAGGCACGCATAATGATCAGCACGAAGCTTAGGAAGCGCCGTGTCGCGAGCTACATTGGCGCTGGCGTCGTGGTGCTTCCTGCCGCGCCCGCCAACATGGCCGTCCCGACGATTACGGGGACTGCGCAGGTTGGGGAAGTCTTGACGGCCGCAGATGGAACGTGGACGGGCTCACCCACCCCGGTGCTCACGCGGCAGTGGAAGGTGGATGGTGTCGCTATTTCGGGGGCCACGATCTCAACTTATAGCCCGGTCGAGGCGGACGTCGGCAAGGTCATCACCGTGACGGTGACCGCAACAAGCAGCACCGGTACCGCCAGCGCGACCAGCGCCGCGACGACTGCGGTAGTGGCGGCATAAGGCATGGTCGACACTCTGATCGCGCTCGACGACGTCAAGAAACACCTACGGGTCGATTACGCGGACGACGACGCGCTGATCACCGGCTACTTGGCCGCGTCCGAGGACGTGATCGCCAATTATCTCGATCGCAACCTCTATGCCGAGGGCGCGGCCGTACCGGATGGCGATGCAGACGGCATAGTGATGCCGCCCGCAGTCCGGTCGGCCATCTACCTGCTCACGGGTCACCTGTTTGAGAACAGGGAATCAGTCGTGATCGGCAAGACGGCAATAGACCTGCCGATGGCGGTGCGCTTCCTGCTCGCGCCTTATCGCGTGTGGCGGCTCATGCCGTGCGACGCCGTGGGGTCTGCGTGATGCCCTGGGTCCGCTTTACGGCAAACTTCGACTGGTCACCAACGCGGCAAGCCGACATTGCCTACAAGGCCGGCACCGTCGCTCTGGTCACCCGCCGATGCGCAATGGCGGCGCTTGCCGCGGAGAAGGCCGAGCGCGTTGAGAAGCCGACGGAGGATGACGATGGTGGAGAGCAGCAATGTCCGCGGGTGAGCTGCGCGACCTCGTCGCTTTCGAGCGGCGAGATGAGCTAGACGACGGCTACGGCAACGTCGATGGCGCCTGGGTGGAGCAGTTTCGCACGGCCGCCCGCATCCAGCCGCTGAAGGGCGGCGAGGCAGTGCAGGCGGCCCGCCTTGCGGGCACGCAGCCCGTGGTTATCCGTGTGCGGTATTGTGCTGCGGCGCGCTCCGTGGCGCCCGCCTGGCGGGCTCGCGATGTCCGGTCCGGCACGATCTACAACCTGCGCTCAGCCGCGAATATGGATGAGCATCGGCGCTATATCGACTTTCTCGCCGACGCTGGGGTGGCGACTTGATGGCCACAAAGATGCAGGGACGAGAGGCGCTGGTCCGGAAGTTAAAAGCTCTGTCGCCGGCAACGCGGTCCGCCATCAAACAGGCCATCGCGCAGGGCGCTGACGAACTCGTCGCCCTCCAGAAGAGATTGGCACCCGTCAGAACGGGCGAGCTGCGCGACAGCATCGTGCAGACATGGGGCGGTCAGTCCGGGCCAAAATATGCATCCCTTCGCGGGGGCTCGCCGGTGGATGGGGACCCGGATCTCAGCGTGCTTATCACGGCCGGCAACAGCGCAGTGCGCTATGCCCACCTTGTCGAGTTCGGTACGGCGCCGCACACGAACGGCGGCAAGTTCGCCGGCACACAGAACCCCGGCACGTCGGCTCACCCCTTCTTCTATTCCCCTTATCGCGCCCTGAAGCGCCGCATCAAATCGCGCATTACGCGCGCGACAACGAAGGCCGCGAAGGCCGTTGCAGCGGGAGGCGGGGGCACATGAGCGAACCGAGCTTAGCGCTCCAGGGCGCCGCCGTTGCGGCGCTGAAGGCCAATGCGGCGGTCGCCGCACTGATCGGCGCGAAGGTCTACGACCGGGTGCCGGAGCAGTTGCAGGCACCCTACGCTAACGTCGCGGACTTCCAGACGATCCAAGACGATGCCGCGTGCATCGACGGCACTGAGATCTATTTCAGCGTGCACTGCTGGTCGACGGCTGTCGGACGGGTTGAGGCAGCGAAGATCGCTGGCGCTGTGCAGCGCTGCCTGCACGGTGCGGAACCGGAGCTCGCCGACGGATATGCGCTCGTGCTGCTCGAGCACCGCGACACGCGATACCTGGATGACCCTGACGGCCTAACCACGCACGCTGTGGTGACGTTCAGGGCGCTCGTCGACACGCAGTAGCGCAAAACTTCCTTCCCGTATTTCCGGCCGCCATGAGCGGCCTTTTTCGTTTGGAGGCCACCTTGGCAAAACCCACCACCCTTAGCGCGGCGAAGCTGCTCATCATGCTCGGCGACGGCGCGAGCCCGACCGAAGTGTTCGCTGCTCCCTGCGGACTGACGACCAAGGGCATCAACTTTTCGGCCGCGTCGAACGATATCACCGTCCCGGACTGCGACGATCCCGACGCCGCGTCCTGGTCTGAACGCGTAATCAGCGCTCTGTCCGGCACGGTGTCCGGCTCCGGCGTTTTGGCCATGGAATCCCTGGAGACCTGGCGCGATTATTTCTTCGGCGGCGTCAGCAAGAATGCCCGCGTGAAGATCGATACCACGCTGGCGAACAACGGCGGCTATTTCGAGGGTGCGTTCATTCTCACGACGTTCAATATCACCGGTGAGATTGGCAACAAGATCCAGGTCGAGATTGAGCTTCAGAACGACGGCGAGGTCACCTGGGTCGCTGCGAGCGCATGAGCTCAGATGGCTCGATCACGTTTCCCTGGGCCGATGGCGAGTACCGATTCCGGCTCGCCATCGGCCAGTTGAGGGAACTCCAGGATAAGAGCAATGCCGGCCCGGCGGAGCTCGTTCAGCGCCTGACGGTTGGAACATGGCGCGTCGACGACATCCGCGAGACGCTTCGGCTGGGATTGATTGGCGGGGGCACGAAGCCGACCGAAGCTCTCGTCCTCGTCAAGCGCTATGTCGACGATCGCCCCTGGCTCGAGAACGTCCACCCCGCCCACGCGGTGCTTATGGCCGCGCTGGTCGGCGACCCGAACGAACCGGTGGGAAAAGACGAGGCGGCAGCGACCGAACCGGAGACGGACGGCTCCCCGTTGCCGCTCTCTATGGATCAGGAGCCGTCTTAGGTTGGACACCGCGGCAGGTCGACAACATGTCGCTCTGGGAATTCGCGGCTGCCATCGACGGGTGGAACGCGGCCAACGGCGCCGAGACGGCTGTCGAGCCGATGAGCGCTGAACAGTTCGACGACCTTGTCGAGAAGTACGCGTGGGTGGCGGCGGCTTAGTGCCGCCGCACCAGCTAAAGAGAGCAATATGCGATCTGTTGGTCGCCGCTGAATGGCGAGTAGATCCTAATCTGCCAACCTCGATCGAAGGCGATCCCTTGCCCCCTGACCATCTGCGCAACTCCCTGGCAGATCTTGCGAGCTTCCGTCGAAGTAGTGTCAATGGAAACGTCGACCGAACTCGCCCAGCCAGAGACTTCGCATTTCTTGCTGAGCATGCCGGTAGAGTCGAACACCGAGCATAGCTTGTAAGCGCTGTCGACTGAGTTTGCTTGCGCCGCCGCGGGCGAGATCAAGACCAGCCCGGCAACCGCCGCTAACGCCAATTTCATCGCTGCCCCCCGATAACTAGATTCAAGGTTCATCCATGGCCACCGATCTCGAAACACTCGTTGTCTCGCTCGAGGCCAGGATCAAGGGTTACGAGTCCGCGCTCCGGAAGGCAACTGGTGTCGCGGACCAGCGTGCTCGAGAAATCGAGCGCAGGTTCGATGCAGCCAGCACTCGAATCTCGTCTTCATTCGAGGGCATTGGGAGTGCTGCGAGCCGGGGGCTGGCCGCAATAGGCGTTGGCCTTGGCGCGCGCGAGATTCAAACCCTGGCCGATACCTTCACGCGGGCGAACAACGTCCTCAAGGTATCCGGGGTTTCCGCGGCGGATCTCGGAACGATCTTCGAGAGCCTGTACCAAACGGCACAGAAGTACGGCACCTCGCTCGAGCCGGTTGTCACGCTTTACGGGCGAGGATCTCAGGCCGCCAAGGAGCTCGGCGCAAGCCAGCAAGACCTGCTGAAATTCACCGAGGGCGTCAGCGCGGCTCTCAAGGTCCAGGGTGTCAGCTCCGCAGCCGCCTCCGGCGCGCTGCTGCAGTTGTCGCAGCTGCTCGGCAGCGGCACGGTCCATGCCGAGGAGTTCAACTCGGTCAACGAGAGCGCCCGGCCGATCCTTCAGGCTGTCGCTAATAACCTGGATGCTGCCGGCGGCTCCGTCGCAAAGCTCAAGACGCTTGTCAACCAGGGCGCGGTTTCGTCGCGCGACTTCTTTCAGGCGTTCCAGAAAGGAATTCCTGATCTAATCACGCAGGCCTCCCAGGCCGCGACGACGATCTCGCAGGCGTTCACCCAGGTCGAGAATGCGCTGACCAAATACATAGGTCAGTCGGACTCGTCTCTCGGGGCGACGCAGCGGATTGCGCAAGCGCTCGGCGCGCTGGCGCAGAATTTTGACACCGTCGCCAATGCGGTCATCATCCTGGCCGTGGCCTTCGGCTCGCGATTGGCGGTTACTTCCGTGGCGGCGACGGCGGCCTCGTCCGGCTTGTCGGCCGCCATCATGCGTCAGGTGGCCGCGTTCCGCATTGCCGCCGCCATTTCTGGGAGCTACGGCACGGCGCTGTCGGCGATGGCGTCGCGCGCCACCGTGGCGGCTACCGCCATGGGCGTCCTGCGCGGCGGTCTCGCGCTGGTCGGCGGCCCTGTCGGCGCCGTCATCACGGGACTGTCGCTGGCGTTCCTCTACGTCGGTCAGCGCACGCAAGAGGCGACCGAATATTCGAAGCTCTATGCCGCGGCCCTCGATGACATCAAGGGCAAGGCGAAAGAGGCCGGCGATGCATCAAAGGACGCTGCTACCCAGTTCGTTGAGACCCAGCGCGAGAGCCTGACGCGTACGATCAACGAAGCTACGCGCCAGCTTCAGGATGCAAGAAGCGAGCTAACTAATGCCCTTGCCGGTCAGGTAACGCCAGATTTTCTGGCAGGTTTCGTCGGCGCCGGCCGCGAGGTCAATGACCAGTGGAAGGACATCCTACAGAAGTTCAAGGAGGGCAAGCTCTCCGCAGCGGAGGTTCGAGAGGAGTTGGCCGGCATGGCCAATTCCGGTTTACCGAACCTAATCCCGCAGTTCGACGACCTGATCAATCGCGCTGCCGCTGCCGCTAAGGTCGTTTCTGATCTCAAGAGCCGGCTGGATAGTTTGGGCAATGGGCCAGCCCTCTCCGAGTCGATATCGCCGGTTGCCAATAATCCCCAGGTCAAGCAGCTGGGCGCTCAGTTTTTCTCGCAGGGCGTGATCGAGGATTCGCAGAAGTCGACCGAGCAAAAGCAGCTTGAGGCGCGCACGCAGACACTGCTCAACGATGCGAAGAAAAAGGGCATCGATCTCAGCGAGCAGCAAGCGCAACAAACCGCCAAGCAGGCGATAGCCAACGAGAACTCGGTCAAGACGTCCGAGAAGGCTGCGCGATCGAGTTCGGGATCCAGGACATCGCGCAAGTCTCCGGACGATCGTTTCGACCGCTCTCTCGACGGAACCCGGGAGCAGATTGCGCAGCTTGAGGCGGAGCGCACCGGCCTGTCGCAGACCACCGAGGCGCGCGAGAAGGCAGCCGAGACAGTCAAGCTGTATGCCGACGCAAAGCGTGCGGGCTTGGCAGTCGATAGGGAAGGCATCCCGGTCGACGCGACGGTGCGGCAGCGGGTGGACGAGCTCTCGTCTGCATACGGCCGCGCCGCGCAGGCCTTGGATGACGCCCGCCAAAAGCAACAGCAGTTCGGTGAGCTCCAGCAGTTCATCGGCGACAACCTGTCATCGTTCTTCTCCGACATCGTGACCGGCTCGGCCACGGTCGAGGACTCGCTCAAGCGGATCGTGTCGGCGCTCGGAGACGCTGCCCTACAGGCCGCGCTCTTGGGCCAGGGGCCGCTTGCGGGGTTGTTTGGGACGTCGGGCACGGGCGGCAAAACCGGCGGCCTGATAGGGGCGCTGAGCGGGCTGTTTGGCGGGTCGAGCGGGGGAGGCGCTTCCATCGCCGGCGGTTCTGGCGGTCTCTACGCGTTCGGTGGCTATACCGGACCCGGAGGCAAGTATCAGCCGGCAGGTGTCGTCCATAAGGGCGAATACGTCTTCGACGCCGCGGCGACGCGGCGCCTCGGCATCGGCAACCTGGAAGCGCTGCGCCGTGGCTAT